TATATTGAATTATACAAATGGTATGCGCCAGGTGGTAAGTCACAAGAATCATATAGACTGGATAACATTGCACAAGTGGAACTCGGTGAAGGTAAGATTTCGTATGATGAATATGATAACTTACATGCATTGTATCGACTCAACTATCAAAAGTTTATTGAGTACAACATCAAAGACGTTAAACTAATTTTAAAGTTGGAAGACAAGTTAAAGCTTTTAGAATTGGCTTTAACCCTTGCATATGATACCAAGTGTAACTATGAGGATGTATTTGCACAAACTCGTATGTGGGATTCACTGACTTATTCTTACTTGTTGGGCAAAGGCATTATTGTTCCACCAAAAGAAACGCAAGAAAAAGATGCTGCATTTGAAGGTGCTTATGTTAAAGAACCACAGGTAGGCCTACACAATTGGGTTGCATCATTTGACTTAAACAGTTTGTACCCACACTTGATGATGCAGTATAATATTTCACCTGAAACATTGATTGAACCGGAAAGATATACACCAGAAATGCGTGAGATACTTTCACAAGGTGTAACTGTTGATAAACTCTTGAAAAGACAAATTGACATTTCAAGTTTGAAAGATGCCACTATCACACCAAACGGACAATTCTTTCGTACAGACATTCAAGGTTTCTTACCTAAGATGATGGTTGAAATGTATGATGACCGTAAGAAATTCAAAAAGATGATGTTGCAAGCACAACAGGAGTATGAGAATGAGAAAGACGAATCTAAAAAATACGATATTGAAAAACGAGTTGCCAGGTACAACAACCTACAACTTGCAAAAAAGGTATCTCTCAATTCTGCTTATGGTGCTCTTGGTTCTCAGTATTTCAGATTTTATGATTTGCGTATGGCTCTTGGCGTTACTACTGCTGGTCAATTATCTATTCGATGGATCGAAGCAAAAATCAACCAATACATGAACAAACTTCTTGGTACAGATAATGATTATGTGATCGCTTCTGATACTGATTCAATTTACTTGCGTCTTGGTGATTTAGTAAGTAAAGTTTATGGTGTTGATGGCGTAGTTAAAATGCCTGCACAAAAGATCATTGAATTTATGGATCGTGTTTGTGAAGATAAATTACAACCACATATTGATAACTCATATCAAGAGTTGGCTGACTATGTTCATGCGTTTGAACAGAAGATGCAAATGAAACGTGAAGGTCTTTCTGATAAAGGTGTGTGGACTGCCAAGAAGCGTTATATTCTAAATGTATATAACAATGAAGGCGTACAGTACGCTGAACCACACATGAAAGTGATGGGTTTGGAAATGATTAAATCATCCACACCATCTGCGATTCGTGAGAAGATGAAGGCTGCCATTAAGTTGATGATGACTGGTACTGAACAACAAGTACAAGACTTTATTGCCAACTTTAAGAAAGAATTTAAAACATTACCAGCGGAAGAAATATCTTTTCCACGGGGTTTAAATGGGCTAAATACTTATTCCGATCCAGTAATGTTGTTCAAAAAAGGAACACCCATTCATGTTCGTGGTGCTATTCTATATAATCACCATCTAAAACAAATGGGATTGACTAAGAAATACCCACTCATACAAGAAGGTGAAAAACTCAAATTTACCTATTTGAAGATGCCAAATCACTTTAAGAATGATGTGGTTTCTTTTCCTGGTAGAATACCTAAAGAGTTTGAGCTTGACAACTACATTGATTATGATGTACAATTCGACAAAGCATTTCTGGAACCAATCAGTGTCATTTTAAGATGCATGAAATGGTCTGCGGAAAAAAATAATTCTTTAGAGGACTTTTTCGGATGATATTTTTAACTTTATTGACAGCACTTAGTTTATCTGGTGTTGCTGCCTATTATTCAGTTATAGGTTTAGCACAAATCTTTCCAGGTTCTTTCTGGCCAGTTATCATTATGGGTTCTACACTTGAAATATCAAAACTTGTAACCGTATCTTGGTTGTATAGAAATTGGAAAGAATGTCCTTTCCTTATTAAATCCTATCTGTCAATTGCTGTTGTGATTTTGATGTTAATTACCTCAATGGGTATTTTTGGTTTCTTATCCAAGGCACACCTTGAACATTCGGCAGATAATGCACCATTTGCGGATAAGATTTCATTGTTGGATGAGAAGATTAAATCGGAGAAGGAAAATGTCGAGGCAAACCGCAAGGCAATTAAACAGTATGATGAGGTTGTGGACCAAACTATGGGTCGTTCAACTGATGAAAAAGGTGCCGCTACAGCGCAAGCAATACGCCGTTCTCAACAGAAAGATAGGACTAGAATACTACAAGAAATTCAACAGTCGCAAGCCGCCATTGGCAAATACTCCGAGGAACGTGCGCCGTTATCTACAGAGCTTAAAAAGATTGAAGCGGATGTCGGCCCAATCAAATACATTGCAGCCTTGGCATACGGTTCGGAGGCTTCTGGAGATGTTATCGACCAAGCGGTAAGACTAGTCATCTTATTGATTATTGTTGTATTTGATCCATTGGCTATTTTGTTGGTGATTGCATATAATATGTCAGTGAGGGAACAACAAAAATTTAATGTAGAACCAACTTTTGTAACTGTGCCAGAATCAATTCCAGAAGAACAAGAAAATGTAAATGTTGTACCTGATGTTGTTGCAACACCAAAAGAAGATACAGTAGAAATTAAAAAAGACAATATGATTGTGATTGATGGTGTTAGTGGTGAAACAATACCACCAATTATATCATCAACACATGAAAAAGTTGAAGTGCATTTAGCACCAGGATTATATGAAGAACATCATGTACCTGTTAAAACACTTGAACCTAAGTATGATTATGAAGAACCTTATTCGTTCAAAGAAAAAGAAGAAAAAGAAATTCGTGATGGTGGTAAATTTTAAAGGATGAAAAATGAGTATATTAGATAAAATTAAAAAAAATAGCAGTATCAAAGATTCTGCTATTTTGGCTAAATCAAAATTCTTCAATGAGAAGGATATGATTCCAACCGCAGTGCCAATCATTAACGTGGCACTTTCTGGTAAGTTAGACGGTGGTCTAACACCCGGTCTTACAATGTGGGCAGGTCCATCCAAACATTTTAAGACAGCATTCAGTTTGTTGATGGCCAAATCTTACTTAGACAAATATCCAGATGCAGCACTTCTATTCTACGATTCAGAGTTTGGTACTCCGCAGTCTTATTTCGATTCTTTTGGTATCGACACAGAGCGGGTGCTCCATACTCCTCTTACAGATATTGAACAACTCAAGTTCGACATAATGGCTCAATTGACACAACTTGAACGTGGTGATAAATTGATTATCGTCATTGATTCAATTGGTAACTTGGCATCAAAGAAAGAAGTTGAAGATGCTTTGGCTGAAAAATCAGTTGCTGATATGTCTAGAGCAAAACAAGTAAAGTCTTTGTTCCGTATGGTAACACCACACTTGTCTTTAAAAGATATTCCAATGGTTGTTGTTAATCACACATACATGGAAATTGGAATGTTCCCGAAAGCAATCGTTGGTGGTGGCACAGGTTCTTATTATTCGGCTGATAATATCTTTATCATTGGTCGCCAACAAGAAAAAGATGGTACAGAAGTTACCGGTTACAATTTTATTATTAACGTAGAGAAAAGTAGATATGTCAAAGAAAAATCTAAGATACCTGTTAGCGTATCTTTTGACGGTGGTATTAGCACTTGGTCTGGTTTGCTCGACCTTGCTTTGGAATCCAAGCATGTGGTCAAACCAAAGAATGGTTGGTACCAACGTGTTGATTCAGACGGTGTGATTGAAGAAAAGAATTACCGTGAGAAGGACACCGACACCAAAGACTTTTGGATGCCAATTCTAAAACAAAAATCTTTCCGTGATTTTGTTGAGAACAAATATCGTGTGGCGGCCGGAGAAATTATGACCAGTAATATCGATGAAACATTCGATGTTGAAACTATGAATGGTGCATAATGATAGAAGGTATTGATTATTGCTTCATTTATCCTAAAAACGATAAATCTTCCGTACATATCAAATTTTTGGAAGGTGTATATAAAGACACCATTTTTAAATATGGTAAGGTAAAATTCAAGGAAGAAAACGACCAGGTCTATTTACTTTTTGCTTACGATGTGTTAGAATCATCAGTTAAGAAACCAGCCAAGCTGGAAAAAGATGATACCTTTAAAAACTACATTGGTGATTTATTAGTGGAAATAATGTCATCTAACATGGAACAGGAAGTGATTGATGAAACTGGAACAAACGATTTTAAAGAATCTGATTTATAATGAAGAATATTTACGTAAGGTTTTACCATTTCTAAAATCTGAGTATTTTACAGACAGAACCGACAGGACTTTATACCATGAGATTGCATCGTTCACAGAATCTTATAATTCTCCGCCAACGATTGAAGCGCTTACACTGGCCATCAAAGAGAGGCGTAATCTTACAGATGACGAAGTGGAGAAGTGTGAAACTTATCTCGAAGAAATTGGAAAAACTAAGGGAGAAGAATCCAAGATTCAATGGATTGTTGACCGGACCGAACAGTTTTGCCAAGAGAAAGCGATATACAATGCAGTACTGGGGGCTATTTCTATACTTGAGGGCAAAGACAAAACCCAAGATAAAGGTGCGATTCCCAAGGTATTATCGGACGCTTTGGCAGTAAGTTTTGACAACTCAGTTGGCCATGATTACCTAGAAAACTCAGATGAACGATATGAATTCTACCATCGTAAAGAAGAACGAATCCCCTTTGATTTGGATTTCTTTAACAAAATCACAAAAGGTGGTCTACCTACTAAAACACTTAATATTGCTCTTGCCGGAACTGGCGTGGGAAAAAGTTTGTTCATGTGCCATGTGGCTGCGGGCTGTATGGTACAAGGCAAGAATGCACTTTACATCACTATGGAAATGGCTGAAGAAAAGATTGCGGAAAGAATAGATGCGAATCTATTGAACGTTACAGTTGATGACCTTGTAAATTTACCTAAAGAGATGTATGATAAGAAGATTGCTAAACTCCGTGAAAAGACTATTGGAAAACTTATCATTAAAGAGTATCCTACAGCATCTGCAAGCACCACCCATTTTCGCACCCTACTCAATGAACTCAATCTTAAAAAATCTTTTGTTCCTGATATTATCTTTATTGATTATCTTAACATTTGTTGCAGTGCTAGAGTTAAAGCTGGTGCTAACGTCAACAGTTACACCTATGTTAAGGCTATTGCCGAAGAGCTGCGTGGACTTGCCGTTGAGTATGGAGTACCAATTGTATCTGCAACACAAACAACAAGAAGTGGTTTTACTTCATCCGACCCAGGACTTGAGGACACAAGTGAGAGTTTTGGTTTGCCAGCAACCGCAGACTTGATGTTTGCTTTGATTTCTTCCGAAGAACTGGAAGAACTTGGCCAAATTATGGTGAAGCAGTTGAAGAATCGTTACTCTGATCCAACAATGTACAAAAGATTCACTTTAGGTATTGACAGAGCAAAAATGCGCCTGTATGATGTGGAACAATCTGGTCAAGATGGCATCACCGATTCTGGTATGCCAGACAAACCACTCAACACATTTGGCAATAGAGAGAAACCACAAAAGAAATCGTTTGATGGATTTAAAGTATGAAATTAGAATTTAATGATGCAGTGCATTGTGCCAAAGTATTTGAAGATTACTTTGGTAACTTTGACCGTATTGATGAATATATGCGTGACCAGAAATTGAATTCTCTGGCTGAACTACCATCCAATCCTTTGTTTCCAATCGAAGATGAATTGTTCCAAAATTTTACAATGCATCCAAAAGATATGAATTTTGAAGTTGTTGAGATTGATACTGAAACATGGACCAATCTACTGAACATTACTTCATCGCATGTAAATATTCCACCTGTTGGTCGTAATGTCAAACTGGCTGTACGTGAAACAAACACAGGAAAGTACGTAGGATTCATCCGACTTGGTTCACCTGTAATCAACTGTAAGCCACGTAATGATATGCTTGGCCAAGTGTTTACACAAAAACCTGAGTGGGGTAAACGATTCAATAATTCTGCAATGATGGGTTTTGTTATATTTCCTTCACAACCATTTGGTTACAATTATC